TGTGGACTGAGCAAGCTTGGTACGATTATTGCGCCAGTAAAATTGGTTATGAAGAGATGCTTAAAAACCATCCCGAGTCTGTTAAACAATCTAGCTTAGAGGATTTTTTCTAAATGTGCGCAATCGTTGGAAGCATTATATTGAATCCGACCGTAGGAGACTTAGCTCTCCTACGAAAAGTGTTTACCGAGTCTATGATTAGGGGTAAACACGCTACGGGTATTTCCTTTCTACCATGGTGGTCGGCTGATATTGTTACTATCTCGGATTCTATATCAGCAGATAAATTTGTCGATATCCATTTAACGGATGATAAATTATCGGATTTAGTGAACGCTGACGGTAACTTGTATTTAATAGGTCATTGTAGATATTCTACTTCTGACCTATTGTATAATCAGCCTATTTCAAACGAAACAACTTCAATCGCCCATAACGGGGTTATTACTCAAGAGGATCCTAGCCAATGGGAAAGTAATTACGGTTATACGTGCGCCACTAGGAACGATAGCGAATTAGTATTACATTCGTTATCGCCTTTGGAAGAGTTTCAAGACGCTTCAATGGCGGTATGTGAATTGGGTAAAGATACTAAATCTATAACGTATTATCGTAACGGTAAACGCCCTTTATACTTTACTTCCATTGAAAATGGTAGTATAATTACTTCTACTAGGGATATTCCACGCAGAGCTAACCTAAAGGGCGAAACTGTTGAAGTTGATATGAACGCTTATCACAAAATCGACAAGAATCTAACGGTTACTGTTGAACGAATAAGTATTGAGGCTAAAGACTTACAAAAGGTAAAATATGAAACAATATCCGTCTGATAAATTTACATACGGTATGGAAATTGAGTGGGGCGATATTCCCCGCTCGTTTGAAATCCCAGTTAATCTGGGTGCTTGGGAATATTCGGAACGAGATATTATCAACCTCCGAGACCCACATAAAAACGTATGCGCTGACCCTCTAGGTATAGACCCTCCTTTCGGCGGAGAGATAAACACTAAGCCAACTAAAACTTGGGCGGAGCAGGTAGATCGCTACTTTGAGCTGCGAAAATTATTCACCGATGCGGGTCATTCGCCAACGGTTGGTGTTACAGCTCATACCCATATTCATTGTCGAGTTCCAGGACTACGGGATGATATTGACGCTTTGAAGCGTCTAACCGCTTATATTAAGAAGAATCAAGCCGATACTATTGACCGTGTTTATGGTTTCTTTGAACACAATCAAATGAAAGGGGCTAAGGGTTCCAAGATGTATTTGAAGTTTGATGGCGGTCGAGCTATGCCCGATTATATGAGCGATAATATTTTGAACCTAGCTACCGATTTTGATTCTTTTATCAAAATGCACGCTGCAGGTAAGGACGGTGTATCTATGGGTCGCCCATTCCGCTACGCTATAAATATGTACGCTCTTAAGCATATTGATACAATTGAGTTCCGCCTTTTCCGTGGTACTCTTGATAGGGAAGAGCTTGAGTCGTGTTTCCGCTTTGTTCAAGATTTCCTCTACGCAGCGTTAAACGATGGTCCAGACGTTAATGAGCTTATTTCGGCTAACGGTTATAAGTTCCCTCCAATGCAGTGGGACTTAGCTCAATTTATTGGCTGGAATAATACCAAACACGACGATAGCCGTGGTAAGAAAGTGAGAACGTTCGTTGAAGTTGTGTAAATGTTCCAGAGAAGAATTTATCTCTGCTATTAGTACCGACCCCGCTGATAAGTTTGCTAAAACGTTTGTCGCTAAGGCGGATATGCAAAAGCAGTGGGACGAGTGTTGGGGCGTTTTTGAGGGTACGCAATTGATGGCAGCCATCATCACTACCGTATCTAAACGAAAGCCTCATGTAGCTAACTTACAACTTTTACATACTTTCGCTAATCACAGGGGTAAGGGTGCGGCTAGAGTTCTATGTGAAAATTCGCTAAGCGATATGAAAAATCGTGGCGTTTCTTTCTTTCGAGTATCGTCTGAACCATCTGCGGTTGGTTTCTATGAGAAAATAGGATTCAAGTTTTGGGGTAAACAAAAATCGGGTTGCCAGTTAAGCATTTTCCGTATAACCAGTGATTCGTTCTCTGAGTGCGAATACGATTATACTGATTCGGTTATCTATAATGCAGTTAATAAAAAGGGAAAGGGTGGGTGTGTTGAAATCTTTGATACCGCTAGCGTAAATAAGATAGCTTCGCTAACACAATTTTAATATATGGATTATCGTTTAAAAGAAAATCGTAGAGAAGGATTTATTCGTTGGTATGCGTGGTCGTTGAAATTTAACGACTGCGACCCAGCGGTATGGGCGACTAATTATTTGAATACCCGTTACGAACACAACGACGAGCAAAGACTTTGGTTAGCGTGGTTTTACGGTAATACGTACTATTTACCAACTTCTTGGGTTCTTATGAACGAGTTCCCAGATTTTGAGTTAGCAACGGTAGATAGAATCGAGAAGTGGAATACGGAAAATTATAAGCGACTCCGATACCAAACCGATACCAAGTGGAACAAAGGTCATTTACCGTCAATGTTTGAATCGTATCAAAAGTTTATCGGTCAAAGTTCTCAACGTGAACGGCTTGAGCAGTTCTACGTAGGAGATTCTAAGGAGAACTTTGATTCTTTATGGGTAGCCCTTAAAACTAATTTACACAAGTTTGGTAGGTACTCTACATGGTTTTATATGCAACACTTAAAGCACACCGCTGGTATTGACGTTGAGCCTAGTTCTTTAATGTTAAGCGATTATGACGGTTCTCGTTCGCATCGTAACGGCTTATTATTAGCTTCGGGTAGGGATGAGGATTATGATAAGAAGTTAAGCGTACAAGAATATAATAATCTTGAATCGTTTGGTGAGGATATTCTTATTGAAATGCGTAGCCGATTCCCTGAGTTGGCTAGTCAGATTGATTACTTTACTATGGAAACTTGTCTATGTTCGTATAAGAAACTATTCCGAACGACCAACGGTCGTTATCTAGGGTATTACCTAGACCGACAAGCGGAAGAAATTCAGCGTTGCGGGCAAGACGGTTGGTATGGTATTGATTGGGAAGTTTTATGGCAAGCTAGAAACGAAAGTATCAATAACCGCTTAGACGTAAAGCGTGGAATTATGAAAGAAAAGTATCCGCTATTTCTAGCAACAGGTAAATTTGAAAAGTTAGAGTGGATGTTTAGCGACGAGGAAGCACAACTAATAGGATTGGAGATGTTTACATGAGAAAAATTATTGCTGTTTGTGGTGTTCCAGGTACTGGTAAAACTACGTTATTCCGTAAATTTATGGAGGGTAAAACTTGGCAAGCGGTTGAACCCGAGCCTATGATTCACGCTATGTACTGCGAAGCGTTAGACTTATACGTTTTGGGTAAGTATGAGGAGGGTGAGGTTTTTGCGGGTACTGATAGGTTGGGTATGAGTGTGCAACCTAATGCTGAAAAGTTTATGCGGGAAACTACTTCTAATGTTATCTTTGAAGGTGACCGCCTAACTAACGGTAAATTCTACGACCACCTGTATTCCTTACCAAATTGCGAATTTAATATCGTAGCGTTAAAGGCTCCGCAATCCGTTTTAAAACAGCGGTATATAGATAGAGGATCTAACCAATCGGAAACGTTCTTAAAGGGTAGGGATACTAAAATATCTAATATTCTTTCTAACTTTGAATATATGGCGTTTACCCAAGAGTTTGATAATTGTACGTTAGAACACCAAGCTACCATTTTACAATATATAAATTCTAATCTAGGTATTTAATAAACAACCCGCTTCGGCGGGTTTTATTTCGTCTAAAACTATTTACTTGCAAAGTTTTATAGGTTATAATAAATTAGGCGGGTTTTTATTTTAAATAAATAAGTAAACGAAAGAATTTATTTGGACAAACTATGCTAAAATTTACGGAATACATCGAAGAAGCTTGTTGGACAGGCTATAAGCAACTAGGCATGAAAAATAAAAAAGGTAAAACTGTACCTAATTGTGTACCCGTAGACGAAGGTTTATTAGAATACGCAATAGACGCTAAAGGACATAAAAGTTCTACAGGCGGTTTAACTCAAAAAGGCGTAGACGCTTATAATGCTAAGACTGGCGGAAATTTAAAGATGGCGGTAACGAAAGAACCCTCAAAATTAGACCCCGATAGTAAAGACGCTAAACGACGTAAAAGCTTTTGCGCACGTATGAGTGGTGTGGACGGTCCAATGAAAGACGAACGAGGAAGACCTACCCGTAAAGCCCTAGCTTTGCGTAAGTGGAACTGTTAAACAAGAATATAGGGGAAATGATGATTAACTTTAGTCAGTACCTAAGCGGTAAACAAGAAGAGCGTATATATATCGACTCTCTTATGAGAGAACAACAAGAACAAGACAATATAACTAATTGGATTGTAGATGAGAACGAAGATGGCGAGGAAATCCTCGTAGCAAAGTACGTCTAAGAATCTAAAGAATATCCGGATGAAGAACCAGAAGAAGAATCCGAAGAAGAGAAAAAGAAAAAGGTTTCTAAAGCCGATTTAACTGGAAAGTTACACGAGCTTCTAGTCGGTTACCACCTTAATGGCGGTAAACACATGGAAAAACATCCTAACATAGAAGGTGATTCTCCCGAAGAAGCTCACGATAAGCTTAAAGATACCTTAGAAAAAAATCATCCTGGAGAGTACGCAAGAACTGCGGCTAGAGCTAAATCTGCAGCCTCAGATATTAAGCAACATTTTGACGGCAAAGGTCATGTAATTAAGCACGTTGTTTGGACTTCAAAGTCTGGAGATATCGGACGTGCTACTGGCGGTAAATTCAATTCATCTCAAAATGAAGACCCATCGGATATCGTAGTACATTCTCACCATAAAGATGATGAGAAAAAGCATACAAAATTTACTGGTATTAGTTTAAAGAAGACTGATAAAAATAGCCCCGAAGTGCCATTAGCTAATCCTGGGATAGAACATTCTGGTCCAAACGCTAAAGGGAATTTAATCGCTCATAGAAAATCCGTTGTAGACGCTCATCCTACGATGCCTACGACCTACACTAACTCTAAGGGAAAAGTTAAGGTTCATGGGGCTGAAAAGAGAAAAGATTGGCTTAAGGCTCAACCCGAAGAAGTCAAAGCGGACATTAAACGTAAAAATACTACCGTTTTACATAAGACCGCTAAAGACCTCGCCGACCATTTAAATAGAGAGGATTCGACGCACGAAGAAAGACAAGCTAAATTGGTTCATTTGTTAAGTGCTAAAAATCCGCCTATGCATAATCAACCCATATATCCAGGATCTACTGATACACACGAACATTATAGACACGTAACATACGGTTCAGGCGATAATATAAAACACCACCTTATAACAGATGTGGAAAAACATTACGAAAACCATACGTCAGAACCAGAAAAATTACACATTGAGGCTAGAGGTGGTAGCGTAGTTTTCTCTAAAAAGGAAAAGGATAAGGACGGAAATGATACCCATCGCGAAATCGCTAGACAAGATATGAAGTTTAGCTCACAAAGCGACCCGCAGTCTTCTATGGTATCTTCTGGTAAAGAGATTAAAATTAAAACGCCTAGAGCTAAGAAGGATCCTGACGCTCCGAAAAAGCCTAGAGCTAAGAAGGATCCTAATGCTCCGAAAAAGACTAGAGCTAAAAAGAAGGTAGCCAATCCAGTAACCCCTATACCTACCGCTAACCAATCTTCACTCAATCTAGAGCAAACTCGAAATAGACGCTTAACGACTGAGCAAGTTAGATATATAACAACCCTAATCAGAGAAAACGTAAATGCTTAATTTTAAAGAATTTAAAATGCTTATGGAGGCTGCGGAAGCCTCCAGCGACGATAAGCTAAAACATATTGAACACGCTGAAGACCACCCGTTAAACTCGGGGTATAAAGGGGCGGTTCACGCTTTTGGCGTTCTACAAAAAGCTCACGACCACGTTAAAGCAGGTGCGCATAGCACTGACCTTTCAATGAAGTATGACGGGTCGCCTAGCTTAGTGTATGGCCACCACCCCGAGAATAATAAGTTCTTCGTAGCAACTAAATCGGCTTTCAACAAGACTCCGAAAATAAACTACTCTAACGAAGATATTGAAGCTAACCACGGACACGCTCCTGGATTGGTAGAAAAGCTTAAATCCGCCCTCCACCACTTACCCAAGGTAGCTCCTAAACACGGGGTATATCAGGGCGACGTTATGTTTACTCACGGCGACGTCCACCACCACGATAACGGTAACGCTTCCTTTACGCCAAACACAATTACCTACACCGCTAAAGGAAAAGAAGCCGAAGCGGTTAAACACGCTAAATTAGGCTTAGTAACCCATACCCAATATCACGGTAACGATATTACGGATATGAAAGCTAGTCCACATCCAGATACTAGCGGTTTCGGTAAACACAAAGACGTATTCCATAAAACCGCCGAGCACGATACCAGTAAAGTAGCCTTAACGCCTGCGGCTAGTAAAGAGTTTAAAGGTCACTTAGACGCTGCTAAATCAATTCACGC